TGCTGCCACAGGAGTGGTGGGAAAAGGCCTTGACGTACATCCATGACTTTCGCCTGCGCAACAACATATGAGACTTGTCTTTGACGTTGAAACAGATGGCCTTCTTAGGGACCTCTCCTGTGTTCACTGTCTGGTCACCCATGACCTGGATACAGGCGAAACCTTGAAGTATGACGACAGTGGAGAACGAGAGTCGGTCACGACTGGAATCAACATCCTGGCTGAGGCTGATGAGCTCTGGGGACACAACATCGTTGGCTATGACTTTGAAGCCATTAAAGAGATCTACCCCTTCTTTAATCCACAGCAGCAGGTGTACGACACACTGATCCTCTCAAGGCTGTTCTTCATGGACATGCTGGATCGGGACTTTAGAAGCAAACCAGCCAACATGCCAGCCCAGCTGTATGGGAGACACTCCTTGGAGTCTTGGGGCTACAGGCTAGGAGTATTGAAAAGTGAGTACGGCAAGCAACTCAAAGGTGACTGGTCAACCTACACACCTGAGATGCTGGAGTACTGCGTCCAAGACGTTGAGGTCTCCGTAGCCCTCAGCAGGCTCTTTGAGCCCAAGCTGAAGGAGTACGAACAGTGCATCACAACAGAACATGAGCTGGCCAAGCTGATGTCCTGGCAAGAGCGGGAGGGCTATCCCTTTGATCTAAAGAAGGCCCACGACCTGGAAGGAAGATTAAGGTCTGAACTTGAACAGCTCTCCGAAGAGATGCGGTCCACATTTCTATTTGTGGATGGAGGTGAGTTCACACCATTACGCCCCAACAAAACAAGAGGGTATGTAACTGGTGCAACATTCTGCCGCCTCAAAGAGTTCAACCCGACTTCCAGACAGCACATAGCCTGGGCCTTCAAACAGTTCAGAGGATGGAAGCCAGAGGAGTTTACGGACACTGGTGTTCCCAAGATCGACGAAGATGTTTTGGTCAACCTTGGTACGAAAGAGTCCAAGAAATTCGCTCGAATCCTGGAACTACAGAAACACCTAGGTCAATTGAGCGAAGGGCAAAACGCCTGGCTAAAGAAGGTGGAGAAAGACGGAAGGATTCATCACTCCTGCGTCTTGAACACCAACACAGGCAGGATGGCCCACATGAAGCCAAACCTGGCTCAGGTTCCATCGGCTCATGACTACAGAGAGCTGTTTGTTCCAGGACCCAAGAGGGCTCAGGTTGGTGCTGATGCCAGTGGCCTAGAGCTGAGATGCCTTGCCCACTATCTAGCCAGATTTGATGGTGGGAAGTTTGGCAAGGAAGTTGTGGAGGGAGACATCCACACGGCGCTGGCAGAGATCTACGGCACTGACAGGAAGACAGGCAAGGGCGTGACCTATTGCTTGATCTACGGGGGTGGGGACATGAAGCTGGGCCTGACGGCAGGTGCCAGCAAGGACATAGCCATAAGCAAGGGGAAAGAGATCCGCAAACGGATCATGTCTGACCTTGACGGCTTTGGTCAGCTCACAGAGGCCATTCAAGAAAAGGCTAAGTCAGGGCTCATCAAAGGCCTGGACGGCAGGCCAATTCGATTGCAAGGTAAAAGCCATGCTGCATTGAACTACCTTCTGCAGTCAGCAGGAGCAATCATCTGCAAGCGATGGGTGATCCGCAGCAACGAGTTGCTCAAAGAAGCGGGTATTGATTATTGGCCGTTGGCATTTGTACACGACGAGATGCAGTTATCAGTGGACCCAGCGCAAGCGGAACAGGCCGCCTTCTTAATTACATGTGCAATGAAGGATGTTGAATCAGCTATCTCTTTTCGATGTAAACTGGACTCAGAATATAAGATTGGGGCAAGCTGGGCAGACACCCACTAAACAGTGTAGAAAGTGTGGAGAGCATAAGGCCTTAGCTGAGTTCCCCTATTTCTCCACATCGACAGCCGGTCGAAAGAACACGTGTAAGACGTGCAGCAACGACCTACGCATCGTCAGGGATCGGCTCCGAAAGCAGAACCCGACACCGGCCCCAGGCAACTGCCCTGCATGTGGCAGGCACACAGAAAGCTGGGTTCTGGACCACTGCCATCACTCCAACACCTTTCGGGGCTACGTGTGTGACTCATGCAACCTTGGGTTCGGCAAGTTTAACGATGACCCAGCACTCATGATGACCGCCATTCATTACCTCATCAATTCCACTCAACCAAGTGAAACCACCAAAGTTATTAGTTGACTGTGACTTCTTTGTGTATCGAGCCGCCTCCGCAACGGAGGAAGAGCACGAGTACAACGAAGAGCTGACTGTCATTGTTGGCAACTTCACAGAAGCCAAAAGGATTGTCAGATCAGAGCTGAAGAACCTACAAGAAAGGTTTGACAGCAAAGACATCTTGCTTGCTTTCACCGATAGGGTGAACTTTAGAAAGCAGATCGAACCAACCTACAAGGGAAACCGAATCAAGCGAAAACCTGCAGGCTACCTGAAGTTGAAGCAGTGGGCAATGTCTGAATACGAATCAGTCATGAAGCCTGGTCTGGAAGCTGATGATGTGATTGGCATTCTCTCAACGAATCAAAGCTTTGAGAGCTTCGTTGTGATCAGTCCAGACAAGGACATGGAACAGCTTCCTGTGAGGCTGTACAACCTCAAAGATGAGTTTAATCAGAGCCCCGAAGCGGCTCGTAGAAAACTCTTTGAACAGTGCTTGACAGGTGATCAAACCGATGGCTATGGCGGCTGCCCAGGTGTAGGCCCAAAGAAGGCTGACTTAATCCTGAACAAGGTTAAAGGGGGAGATTACTGGCCTGCAGTTGTCGAAACCTACCAAGCCGCAGGAAAGACAGCAGACGATGCACTCAAGACCCTTCGACTTGCCCGAATTCTGCAAGCATCTGACTGGGATTCGGACAAGCAAGAGCCAATACTCATTACTCCATGAACATCACATACATAACAATCACAGCGGTCGTAGCTGGGCTAATAATCCTTGACTTCAACTTTGTTTACTTCTTTGACCTTCAATTGAAGAGACTCTGGCTGGAGATAAGGAAAGTTCCAATGAGGCTAAAGCTGGAATGGGATATTTACTTCATGAAAACTGACATGAAGAAGTACATGAGGATGGCAGAAGAACTTAGGAAGGAGCTTGGGGTTGATGAAGCTGACTGACAAAGAGCTATTGCTAATAAGGAACACACTGTATGCACGAAAGATGTATGCACCCTATGGAGACATAGTGTGGAAACCTTTTATGCAATCTTTGCTGCAGAAGATTGAAGACGAACTGATCGATTCACCACCATACACCAAACATGAGCAAGTACTCACCTGACCACTATCAACGAGGAAGCATAGAAGTCTGGAACTTTATTGCAGATCAAAAGCTGGACTACTTCTTGGGCAATGTAGTCAAGTACATCTGCAGAGCAGGTCATAAAAAATACGAAGAAGAGATTGACGACCTTCTAAAGGCAAAGGCGTACATCGACAAAAAGATTCAACTTGTTTCGGGCTCTCGTAACCAATGACCAACGTTCCTGACCTGCTAGGCCAAGCACTTCAATTTCGGTTGGCCATGAGTCAACCAACATCGCACTTTAGCTCAGACGTTCTTGACATTCAATCAGATCTCATATTTGAAGAGAGCAACGAGTTCTTCTATGCATACGAAAAATGCACTGAGGATCTTTCAAACCTTAGGGCTAGAGAGGATGCCCTTAAAGAACTTGCGGACCTTGTGTACGTTTGCTTCCAGTTTGCTGCTGCTGCTGGGTGGGAACTCGACGAAGCTCTGGCAAGAGTACATCGAAGCAATATGTCCAAGCTCGTAGATGGGAAGCCAGTCAAAGATGAGCGAGGCAAGGTGCTTAAGGGTCCAAACTACGAACCACCATTTCTAGAAGATTTAATCTAATGAAGTCAACTGCCGAAACAATTGCCCGAACGGGCCGTGTTCAGTCCTGGATTGACAATCCAGAGGCCCGCCTTCCCGTTAGCTGCACAGTGTTTGTGGTTGATGACTCGATGGAAGGTCCAAATGGGATTGAAGCCAGTTGGAGGTTTGTATCCCATGCACTGCGCTATGGAGCAGGCGTAGCCGTACACCTATCAAAGCTTCGCCCTAAGGGCTACGAGAACGGCAAGGGTCTTGTGTCCAGCGGTCCAGTTTCCTTTGGAAAGATCTACTCATCATTGAATGAGATTCTCAGAAGGGGTGGAGTTTACAAGAATGGTGCTTGTGTACTTCACCTTGATATTGACCATCCAGATGTTCTTGATTTTGTCAATGTGTCAAGAGCGGAGCTGCCTTGGGTCAAGCGTTGTATCAACGTAGACCAGGAGAAGTGGGATGCTACAGATGAAGTGGTTCAGCAAGCAATCCTTCGTGGCATACATAGCGGAGATATCTGGCTGACAAAGATTCGCCACGACAATAAAGGAAACCGGATCTACGGCAATGTCTGCCTGGAGGTTTTTCTCCCTTCTCGGGGGACCTGCCTACTACAGCACATCAACTTAGGCGCCTGTGAAGTTGGTGATATTGCTCCAGCGTTTGTTGCTGGAATGTCGGAGCTGTGCTCCCTTCATGCTCGTACTGGCGTTGGAATGAGCGGAGAGTACCTAAGCCCTGAAGATGACCGACAGGTTGGATTGGGTATCCTGGGGCTGGCAAATCTGCTGAGACGTTATGGAATCACCTACGAAGACTTTGGGGTGGCATTGGAAGATGTCGCCACCAATGAATACGAAGGAGAGTACAACTCAGCCTACGTCCTGGCCCGTGAACTGAGGAACGGGATTGAGCAGGCAGCACAGGTAGCAAAAGCCAACAACATGGATAGGGCTTTTGCCATTGCTCCGACAGCCTCATGCAGCTACCGCTACACAGATCTGGATGGGCACACATGCTGTCCAGAGATAGCACCACCGATTGCCCGAGAAGTCGATAGAGATTCAGGGACTTTTGGTGTGCAAAGTTTTGACTATGGTCCGGTGGAGATTGCAGCAGAGGTCGGCTGGAAGGCCTACAAGTCCGTTGCTGATGGCATCTTGAGATTGCTTGACTCTACGGGTCTGCTGCACGGGTACAGCTTTAATAGCTGGTCTGATGTTGTCACCTATGACAACGCATTCATACAAGAGTGGCTTGAGTCACCTCAGACCTCTCTTTATTACGCCCTCCAAGTCATGCCTGACACTCTCCGCAAGGATGATGCAGCAGCAATCTTGGATGACGACTACAAGGAAATCTTCTCATTTGCAGAAGATGATGAGTTCTGTGTATCATGCGCCGAGTAATGTCGAAGTATTTAGAAGTAGTAGCTAGAAAACGTAAATGGACTCCAGTCGCTGTTGACAAAGGAGAAGTAGCCCCAGGATCAGAAGCAACCCTGCAGCGGGCCCTGGCACTCCGCTGCCTTGAGCTTCCTGTTAAGTCATTTCTCCAACAAGGTCTGGACAAGGAACTCCCTAACAAACCTGGGGTTATTGAAGCGCTGATGTCAAATCAGGCAGACGAGGATAAACATGATCTGGGTCTGAACTATGTTATTGCTGCTCATGGTAGTGATGCAAAGGCAGAGAAAGAAGCACAACGGATTAAACAGGCATGGCTGGATGCCCCTGAGCATCCGATCCTTAAGGCTTCCATCCTGGAAAGGTCTGTCTTCTTTGTTCTGCTCCCGTTCTTCCGGTTCAACGGAGATGTAGGCATCAGGACCTTGGCAGCAGATATTAGCCGCGATGAGCAGACCCACGTTGCTATTCACGGCATGGTCTGCCACGACCTAGGAATCAAATCAACAGAGAACCTCAATCGTCTTCGCCGGGCCACTGTGGCATGGGTGATGGATGAGCTGGTCAGTAGTGAAAACAAATGGCTAGATAAGGACTTCTGGATTAAGCAGTCTGACTCACTTTATCTGAAAGGTAAAGCCGAAGGCCTAGCCGAAACACAACGAGCAAGGATGCCAGCTTTCTTTGAGGCATCAAACGTAAACCTCCCTGCATATGGATGAGCTATCCGCAAAGGATGTGTTTGAAGGGGAGCAGGTTCTA